GTTCGTGCGACATGTGCGATTGTGCGATAGCCCCAGACAACCACAAGGGCAACAGCACGGGTAGTAAAATCAATACCTTATGGAAGTGTCATACAGCCAATTAAGCCGACTGACCGGAAAAACTTACCGGACCATCAAATCCCGGTTAGAATCTGCTGGGCTAAAACCGATCAGTACCGGGGAAGCCGGGAGGGCTCACTTGTGGGATTCTGCGGCAGCACTGGACGCTATTTATATTGGCGGCACAGATCAGGACAAATTGGACTTGAGCGCCGAACGTGCGCGTCTGGCGAAGGAGCAGGCTGATAAATGCGAACTCGAAAACGCGGAGCGACGGAAAGAGTTGCTCCCGGCTGAATCCGTCAAAAAGCGCATCGTGGATATTATCACATCTGCAAAAACTCGGCTGTCCGGAATGCCGGCGAAGGTTTCCGCTTTAACTGACGACCTGGACGAAAGGCGGCGTATTTTTGCCGAGTCAAAATCAATTGTGGATGAATCTTTAACCGAACTCGGTAGAATTGAGGGATACAAATGATCGAGTTAATTGTTTCAATAATAGCTCTATTTGTTTCTATCGTTGCTTTAGTCGCAGCGGTACTGAGGTCCTGACAAATATTGACCATCAAGAGATACCCATATGGAAGAAAAAATAACCCTCAGCAACTTTTTTAAACGAGTTTGCATCCACCCACATCCGGAAACCAGGCTCGGTAAACTGAACCTGGCAGACGGTCTCATTGCTGATGGCAAGTTCAACGCCCGCTGGGACCTGAATATCGAACTCGATTTGACCGGTGACCTCTATGTCGGGAAATGGACCATGTTTGGCGCGGGCACAAAGATTTATACCCATGATCATTACCACTCCGGCCGAGACCCGCTCTTGCCTCAACAAGAAAAAAAGGGAGTCAAATGGAAAAATAAAGTCATCGGCGACGATGTTTGGATTCATGGGGCAATAATTTTGTGCCAGGTGACACATATCCCGGACGGAGTGGTGGTCGGCGCCGGCGCCGTTCTCACCAAAAACCCTGGACCATACGAGATCTGGGCGGGGAATCCGGCAAAAAAAATAGGGGAGCGGTAAAATCATGGATTGCCAAGACTACACAGATAAAATCATTGACGAGTCGTTAAAATCCTGGGTACCAGCGCCAGATCTGATGCTTTCTGAGTGGGCGGACGCAAAGTTTTATCTTTCTCCTGAATCGGCAGCCGAGCCCGGCAAGTGGACAACATACCCGTACCAGCGAGGTCCGATGGATGCTATCACTGAGATACGAAACGAGCGTGTTACGTGGAAGAAGTCGGCCCGGGTTGGATATACAAAAATGATCAACTGCGCCATTGGGTATCATATTGAGCACGATCCATGCCCGATGCTTGTTGTCCAGCCGACGATTGAGGATGGGAAGGGTTATTCTCGGGACGAAATAGAGCCCATGATCCGCGACAACCCATCCATCAACCCGCTGGTTGCCGATGCAAAAAGCAGGGATTCCGGCAACACGATCATGAAAAAATCGTTTCCGGGCGGGATTTTAAACATCATCGGCGCGAACTCTGCTCGAGGATTCCGTCGGCTGACCGTCAGAAAAGTGTTTTTTGATGAGGTCGATGGATATCCTCCGACCGCTGGCCAAGAGGGCGACCAAATAGCCCTCGGCATGAAACGGTCTGAAACATTCTGGAACCGGCAGGCAATTATCGGTAGTACGCCAACCGTAAAGGGATTGTCGCGGGTGTCCGATATCTTCGAGGAGTCCGACCGCCGTTTTTATTTCGTTCCTTGTCCGCATTGTGGGCATTTTCAGACACTGGAGTGGGAAAGGATCAAATTTCCCGACAAAAACAACCTGGAGCGCATTTATTACGAGTGCGAACTCTGCCGTAAACCCATTGACCACCGAAAAAAACGGACGATGATTGAGCAGGGCGAGTGGCGAGCAACGCGGGATTTCAACGGCCACGCTGGTTTTTTACTTTGGTCAGCCTACAGCTTTTCCCCTGGCGCCGCATGGTCGCAGATCGCCAAGAGATTCCTCGACGCCAACCAGCACTTTAAAGACACCGGCGACAACAGCAAGCTCAGGACCTGGACCAATACCGACAAAGGCGAGGAATGGGAGGAACGCGGCAAAGGGATTGACTCTATCGAACTGCTCTCAGGCAACAAAACGCCCATCGAGGAAGGCGTTGCCCCCGATGGCGTACTGGTGATCACATCCGGTTGGGATATCCAGGATGACCGCATTGAGGGAGAGATCCTCGGATGGGGCACTGGTGACGAAACTTGGAGCCTTGACTATGTGATTTTGTATGGCGACACCGAGCGTGAGGACGTCTGGAATCAACTTCACGAACAGATTTTCAAACGGGTTTTTGTCAGGTCCGGCATCACCCGCATGCGGATTGCCTGTACCTGCGTTGACCATGGCGACCATTCGCACATGGTCGAAACGTTCGTAAAACCTCGCCAGGGCCGCCGAGTTTTCGCCTGCAAGGGCCGTTCGACCTACGGCGGGTCATTGGTCGGCAAGCCGTCGAAAAAGTCAATCCTCAAGGGTGTGATGCTATTTCCGACCGGTTCGGACGTGGCCAAAGAGATTATCATGTCACGGTTGGCTATCGAGAAGCCGGGGCCAGGCTATTGCCATTTCCCGGATCACTACGAGGATGAATATTTCCGGCAGTTGACCGCCGAGGAAAAATTTACCGAGTACGTTAACGGCGCCAAGCGGTATGTATGGCGTCTGAAAAAAGGCGTGCGCAGGAATGAGGCGCTGGACTGCCGAGGGTTGAACCTTTATGCGAAAACGATCCTGAATCCCCGTTTTGATGTGATCCGCAAACGCCTGGCATCCAAAGAGGATGCGGAAATCAAAAAGCAGGTCGAGTATGAAACCGGCGAAACGGTGGAACAGGACACAGACGCCCATGATAAGCCGAAAAAAAACACCATGAAACGCGAACGGCCAGCGAAATCACGGCGGCGAGGCTTTGTGAGGCGCTACTGATGGTTGATATTTTCCTCGATGGGAATCAGATATCTGTTGCGCTGAAGATCCAGAAACGGGACATCCCCTATTACGTCAAAGAGTATGGGATGCCCGCGTTTAAGGAAAAAGACAACGGGACGTGGAAAGCGATGAAAAAGGATTTGTATCATTGGGCGGTGGAGTATAAAGGGCGTTTTTTGGAGTGTAAGTAACTTTTTGGAATGAAGATGGTTGATTTTGATAGCGACAACATCATACTATAAACAATAATTATTGGACTAAAAACCCTGTCAATATGTTTTTTGCTGTTTTTTGCTGTTTTTTGCTGTTTTTTGCTGCATTTTAAGAAAATACTAAAAACCCGTTGTATGGAAATATCATCGATAACCATACACGGGTTTTTTAATGGCAACGCCTGTTTTAGAAACCGAGCCGCTCAATTTTACCGCTGGCGATACCGTCAAATGGCGTAAACGACTATCCGACTACCCGGCTACAAGCTGGACGCTCTCCTACCACCTGGTGAAATCCTCAGATTATATTACCTTTGATGCTGCGAACGACAGCGGCGCGCACCTCGTTACCATTCCCGCCACCACCTCCGCCGGTTATGGCGCAGGAGTCTACAGCTACCAGTCGAAAGTCACGGACGGATCTGAAACACTAACAATAGGCACCGGAAAAATTGAGATTTTGCCGGCATTTGCGAGCCAGTCGGACGGATACGATGACCGGTCGTTTGCCAAAAAAATGATTGATATTCTGGAGCCACTTTTCATCACGCTGGCATCCAAAGGGCACGCGTCCTACGAGATCGGCGGGAGGTCCATGACCTATTACACCAAAAAAGACCTCCGCGATGATTACAACCATTGGAAAGCCATCTACAACGCCGAGGAGCGCAGCGCGGGCCGCAAGTCCGGGTCCATTATCAGGGTGAGGTTTAACTGATATGTGGCCGTTTTCAAAAAAACAGAAGCGCAAAAAGCGCACAACCAGCCGCCGAGGCGCCTACAAGGCCGCAAATGTCACCCGTTTAACTTCAGGTTGGTCCCGGTCGAATCTCTCCGCTGATGCTTCGATCTATCCGGCGCTGCGACTGTTGCGGGCAAGATCCCGCGACCTGGCCATCAATAACGACTATGGCAAGCGGTTTCTCAACCTCGTCAAGCAGAATGTGGTGGGACCTGATGGTATCCGGCTGCAGGTCCGTGCGAAAGACGCCACGGGCAATCTAAATTCGCCTATCAACGATGCGGTTGAATCCGGCTGGAAAGAGTTTTCAAAAAAAGGCGTATGCACGGCCGACGGAAGGCTCTCCATGATAGATGTCAAACGTTTGATCGCAGAAACCATCCCGAAAGACGGCGAGGTTTTTGTCAGGACGCTGACCGGCTGGAAAAAGAACAGATTTCGTTTAGCTGTGCAAATCATCGAGGCTGATTATCTTGACGAGGAATTAAACAGGGTCCGCCGGAACGGCAACCGCATTCGCATGGGCGTGGAAATAGACCAATGGACGCGACCGGTTGCGTATTGGTTTTTAAAAGAGCATCCTCACGACTTTTTTTACGGCGAAGGGCATCAACGTAAAACCTATCAGCGGGTGCCGGCTGCCGAGATTATTCATGCATATTTGGTTGAGCGGCCCGGACAGACGCGAGGGGTGCCCTGGATGGCCACGCCTGGAGAGCGACTCCACCACCTCGGAGGGTATGAGGAGGCTGAAGTCGTTGCCGCCCGTACAGGCGCCAGCAAAATGGGTTTTTTTAAAACGCCCGGCGGGGATGAATACACCGGAGATGACGGCGACGATGCAGAGGCGCCGGTCACCGAGGCTGAGCCGGGCACGTTCGAGCAACTTCCCGAGGGCTGGGAATTCATCAATTGGGACCCTGACCATCCATCAACCGCATTTGAATCGTTTGTAATGGCCGTCCTGCGAGGAGTGGCAAGCGGGCTGAACGTTTCCTACGTCAGTCTTGCGAATGACCTGCGCGGTGTCAGCTATTCCAGTATCCGGCAGGGTGTCCTTGAAGACCGAGACGCCTGGCGATGCCTGCAAACGTTTTTCGTCGAAACCATTTGCCAGCAAATTTACGAGCGTTGGTTGCGGGCCTCTCTGTTGGCCGGTGCCATAGATGTTTCTTTCCTTGACTACCGAGAGCTAATCAATGCTGCCAGGTGGCAACCACGCGGCTGGGAATGGGTTGACCCTGAAAAGGAGGTCAACGCGGCTATCCTGGAGCGCCAGCATTTTTTTAATTCCTCGCAACGCATCATGGGTGCCCGTGGCCGTGATTTTTACGAAGTCGTGGAGGAAATCGAGCAGGAAAACGAAATGGTCGACTTCCCGGAACCGAAAGCCAGCGACCAAAAGGAAAACAACAATGGAAATCAAAAAGATCAAGACGAATAAACTCTACCGGTCCATGTCGTTTGAGCGGGCCGATGTCGATGAGGAAAAGCGCACTGTTTCGCTCAGCTTTTCCAGTGAGGCGCCAGTAGAGCGGTATTTCGGCAAAGAAATTCTTTCCCACAAGACCGGGCACGCGGACATGAGTTTTATCTCATCCGGACGAGCCCCCTTGATCAAAGACCACTACGGCAGTCAAATTGGCGTTGTCGATTCGGCCGAGATAAAAAGCGGCAAAGGCCGGGCCGTGGTCAGGTTTTCAAAGCGAGCCGAAGCCGATGCCGAGTTCCAGGATGTGCTTGACGGAATCAGAACGAACGTCTCCGTTGGATACCGCATCCGCAAGCTGCAACTCGAAAAAGAAGATGAGAAAGAGGGGCCTACCTACCGAGCGGTGGATTGGGTCCCACTGGAAATATCCCTGGTTGACGTCCCGGCTGACATGAGCGTCGGTGTAGGACGATCGGAACAGGAACAGTTTGACACCGAGATCATCGGAAAACGCTCCGAAACCATTGAAACAAAGGAGAATATACCCATGGAAAAGACTGCTGAAGAAGTCCGGCAGGAGATTGAAAAAGAGTACCAGAAAAAGAGCCGGGAAGAAATCGAAACAGCCCGCAACGAAGCCGTCAACGACGTGCGCGAGATCGTTGCCATCGGCGATGCACATGGTATGAGCGATGACGCCAACCGGTTCATCAATGAGGGCAAGTCCGCCCGCCAGTTCAAGGATTTCGTTCTTGAAAAAATGGCCGAGCGCGGCAACACGCCGGTTGACACCGATCCGGACATCGGCCTTAACGACAAGGAAACCCGCCAGTTTTCTTTCCTCCGGGCCATTCGGGCGCTGGCGCATCCCGGAAACCGTGCATTCCAGGAGGATGCAAAGTTTGAGTTTGAGTGTTCAAAAGCTGTTGAGGATCGCTCCAAGCGCACCGCCAAAGGTCTTTTTGTGCCGACAGATGTTCTCCGGGCGCCCATGCAACGTGATATGAACACACAGGTGGATACGGCCGGCGGTTATCTGGTGGATAACGTGCTTGCCGCCGGGTCATTTATCGAGACGCTTGAAAACTCACTGGTATGTCGAAAGCTCGGCGCGATCATGTTGCGCGACTTGGTCGGCGACATGAGCATCCCGAAACAGACCGGCGGAGCGACAGCATACTGGATCACCGAGGGTGATGATATCACCGAGAGCGCCCCTACTTTCGGGCAGGTCGTTCTCCGGCCGATGGGTGTGGGTGCCTATGTGGACCTGACCCGCAAAATGATGCTGCAATCGAGCATGGATGTTGAGAACCTCGTTCGTAACGACATGGCGCTGCGACTTGCGCTGGCCATCGATCTGGCTGGGCTTTCCGGAACAGGTGCGGCTGGAGAACCAATGGGAATTCTCAACACCACCGGCATTGGCAGTGTGTCTATCAACGCTCAAAATGCGCCGGATTGGGGCGACATTATTGACCTGGAAACTGCCGTGAGTGTGGACAATGCTCTTACTGGCAGCCTTGCCTACACTGCGAACGCCACCATTCAGGGAAACATGAAACAGACCGTCAGACATGCCACGGCGTCGGTCAATTTTATCCTCGAAGGAAACACGCTCAATGGATACCCTTTCTATATGAGCAATCAGGTAACCTCGAAGTATATGATTTTTGGCAACTGGCGCGACCTGGTACTCGGATTCTGGAGTGGTGTGGATATCAATGTGGACACATCCAGCCTATCCACCAGCGGCGGCACGCGGATTGTTGCTATCCAGGATTGCGATGTGGCTGTCCGGCACGCGGAATCGTTCGCCAGCGGCTACCACGCATAGCAACCAACCGGTAACGGCCCGGCCGGTTCGGCGGGCCTCCGATTACACTTGAGAAAAGGAGAAACACCATGCTCAAGGATTTTTTGAACAACGTGACCATCACACAGGTGGTTGATCCGGATACGGTTTCTGCCGATGCGGATGGCAGTGAGGTCGATCTGCAGGGGTATGATTCCGTTACGTTTCTGGCATTGGTCGGAGCGACGACAACCACTCTTTCATCCACAAATAAGGTCGAGCTTGAGGTGGAAGAAAGCTCAACCAGTGGTACTGGGTTCACGGATGTTGACGACAGCGACCTGGAAGGCGAGGTTTCTGGGACCAATGACGGATGCTTCGGCGTGATCGACGCGGCCGCCGATGACGATGCCGTTTTCTCCGTACAGTACCACGGCAGCAAGCGGTATGTCCGTCCGACAATCAACGTGGTTGGAACCGTCGCCACCGGGCCTCCCATCGGGATCGTCGCCATCAAACACGGATACAAGTACCCGCCCACCTCATAGTTTACTGCCCAGGGCATTGACACCCATTTAACGGCCCCGGTTTCGGCCGGGGCCTTTTTGGAGAAAAACAGCATGGACGCAAAAATTAAGCCGCTGACCGACACATATGCCTCCGGGCGGCCGCTGAAGGTTGGCAAGATCGAAACCGTATCCAGAGAGGATGCCGCCATCCTGATCCGTATGGGCAAAGCCATCCCGGTCAAGGACGATCCAGAACCTGTTGAAAAACAGGAAGTGGAAAAGTCCACCCGAGGACGCAAGCCAAAGGCCACCGACAATGATGGATGAGGATCGGTCTGATTTTTTCGACACCGACGAGTTCGGGGAAACGGCCACCTATGCCGGCACCTCGATCAACGTTGTCGAATACAGCACCGATGAGCGAAATACAGCCGGCGTGCCGTATCTCTCCCAGTCGATTTTCACCATCATGATTGATTCTGACGATGTTGCATACCCCCGGCCCGGCGACGTGGTGACATTCAGAGGGTTCACTTGCAAAGTCGGAGACAACCCGCGATCCGAAGGAAAAGTGTGGATTGTGGACCTTGAGAAAGACCTAATCCAGATATGACGGATTTCAGCGCACAAGTAAATCTCAACAAGACCGATGTGATCAAGGCCAAAGCGTTGCTGATCGGTATTAAGAACGGTTTTCCAAAGGCCATGGCGAGGGCGATCAACAATGCCGCCAGCGGCAGCCAGCGAGACATGATCAACTTGGCCCGCGACAGATACAACTACAAGGTTGCTGCGCTGAGATCCAGGATCAAGATCAACCGGGCAACATGGTCAAAACTATCCGGATCTGTGGTGTCCACCGGAAAAGGTGTCCATTTGTCTGAAATCCTCGGCACACGGCAGACCGCCCAAGGCGTTTCCGTCGATGTGAAAAAGTCTACTGGCCGCCGGATTATCCCGCAGGCTTTTAAGTCAACAGGCCGCTACGGCACCAACCAGGTGATTTACATCCGAGAAAGATCTGGCATCGGCAGGGTTCCAAGGACGCCAACAGACGCCATTTATGCACCGCATCCAGAAACCGTTTACAACACGGATGAGAATTGGAACAGGCTGCAACTCCAAGCAAAAACACGTCTTGACGAGGAAATAGGGAAGCAAATCGACACCGCTTTGAAAGGCTACTGATGACCACCCGGCGGGAAACCATAATTGCATGGATCGACACAACACTTAGCGCATACTCGTTCACGACGATGACCAGTCCGTCCGTGCACCGAGGATTGCAGTTTTTCGACCCTGGCACCAATCCGCCACCGCTGATTTCCATTTTACCGAGGCCGGAGGAGTCTGAGCGCAATGCCTACGGCCAGATGGAGCACGTTTTTCCAGTGGACATTTCGGCCGTGGCCGTTCTCAGCTCCACCGGCAACCCATCCTCAACCGGCGAGTCGGTGCTCGGAGAGCTCATCAAGGCTGCGTACTCCGTGGCAACTTTGCCAGCAGCTATTGAGGATTACGTTTATTCCGGCGGCGGGATTGACAGCTATCCGGACGACTTGAGCCCTTTCATCATTACTGTGGGCATCACCATCAACGTGCATTACAGCACTGATATCGGCAATCCAGACTCTCTTACATAGGAGGATTATGAAAACACTGATCACAGGGCACCCGAGATCCGCAACCGGTTTTTTTGCAATGCTGATGCAGGCTGCTGGCCTGGACATCGGGCATGAAAAAATCGGGGAAGATGGTATTTCTTCCTGGCTGCACATTGCGCCCGGCGGGTCCGTCCCGTGGGCCGGAGAGATCGAACGAATCGATTACGACCGTCTCGTCCACGTGGTCCGCAATCCTCTTGATGTAATCGCAAGCTCGCAGACGATGTTTCCGGATGCGTGGGACTTCATTGAGAATTATTTCGCTGTCACTTTGCCAAAAAATATGATTGAGCGGGCAATGTTCACTTGGATCGAGTGGAACAAGCATGTTGAATCCATAAACCCAAACATCACGATCCGGGTTGAGGACGTCCGTGCTCAATGGTCCGACCTGATGAAAATACTCGGCCATGTCGCCGGATACCCGGCAGAAGTTCGCCCCGGGTACAATTCAAGGCCGCACAACATGCTTTCATGGGCAGACCTTGAATCGGCCAACCCGGATATGTGCGATGCGGTGCGAGAAATGGCCGAACGATACGGTTACTCGACTCAGGACCAATGCGTAACCATTTCGGCGGCCATGATCGTCAAAAATGAGGAAAAGAATCTGGCCCGGTGCCTGGACTCCATTGCCGACTTGGTGGATGAAATCGTGATTGTGGATACTGGGTCCACCGACCGAACCGTTGATATCGCCGAGCGTTACGGCGCGAAGGTTTTCCACTCCCCCTGGCGCGATGACTTCAGTTTCCATCGCAACGAGAGCATCGGCTATGCTTCTTGCGATTGGATTTTGCGCATCGACGCCGATGAGGAGTTGATCCTAAGCACAACACCGGACGTATTCCGGGCGCAGTTGGCCAGAGTCCCGGAGCGTATCGCATGCACCCGTAACCTGATGGAAGACATGCAGAGCGGTGGTGTGGCCATGACGTTCCAGCAAAACCATTTTTTCCGGCGTGGACGGGTGAGATACAAGAATCGAAAACATAACTATCCGGTTTTCGATGGTCCGGTTTTCCAATTGCAGGGAATAAAAACTCGGCATTACGGGTACGAAAAAGACCAGATTGCCGGGAAAAAAGAGCGAGACCTCAAACTGCTTTTAAAAATGCGCGAGGAAGATCCGGACAACTATCGGGTGCTGTATTACCTCTCCCAAACCTATGGCCACTATTACAAGGACAGCGAAAAAGCATTGAAATATTGCCAACAGTACATTGAAACGGCAAAAGACAAAGAGGATTTTAACGGGGCCGCATATGTGACAATTGTTGAGATCGCAAAAGAATCCGGCCACCAGGAATTATCCGAAAAATACCTCAACGAAGGATTGGATCGTTACCCGAATAGCCTGGACATCAACTTCCTGATGGTCCGCGAATCCGCCCTGGCCGGCGATGCCGACGGTGTGGAGCGCGGATGTGCCGGATATCTCAAAGCATACGACCAAATGAGACTGAGGCCGGCGGAAACAGATGGTCGGTTTACGTGGTTCTTTAACTCCGATGCACTGATTTATGTACTGCACAAGGCGACGGTTTGCCACTTGCATCGTGGCATCGCCTACTTGGAACATTTTCACAAAAACGCACCGAACGCCTCAGACTCGGCGCGGGATAGTATGATGGAGTGTATGCAAATCGACCTCGACAAGATCGGGGTTGGTGTCACCGTAAATAATTTGGCTGCCTGAAAAAAGGAGAATACTATGGCAACTTCCCAAAAAGGAAAAATTCAAATCGAGCTTGCCCGGACGCTGACCAACTACATAGCGATGACCGACTCCGGAGACCGGCAGATTTTCACCGCCGGTACGATTTGGAGCGGCAAGGACGGATATGAACCCGATGTCCGTCCCAATGGCATTGTATCTGGCAACAACGTCATCTCAACTCACGCCAGTGATGACACCGTGACGATTGCGGGATTCACAGCTTACAGTAAGGGTACTCTTCAGACGGTTGCGGCCACGTCTGCCACGGTCACCCGGCCGGGCACCGCCAGCTACAATCAGATTGTATCCGTTACCATGGCCAGTGACGGGAGCATCGCCACTGTGGATGGAACGGCGGCAACGGCGGCTTTCTCCACAACCAGGGGAGCTGACAGCGGGCCACCCCTGATTTCTGCGAACTCAGTCGAAATTGGACAGATTCGGTTGTCCAGCTCGACGGCTGCGGCCATCGCGGCATCCGAGATTTACCAGGACCGAGGCACGCATGCCGAGTTTTACGATTATCCGGCATGGGAGGAAAGTAACCTCGGGGATGGTGCTTATGCCGATGCCAGCGATCAGAAAAACTCGTACATCAAATTCAACGAGGCATTGCCTGCCAGTCACACCGCCAGTGCCGCCAAAAACGTATATATCAAATATTACACGCCGAGTTTTTCGACTATCGCCAAGACTGCCGACTTTGTTCCGGCGGAAACCAGCGTCAGTAAAACCTCGGAATCCTATTACGAGGGCCCCGGCGGATCAGGTGCTATCGGTTCAGTTAAAGCCGATTCCGTTGGTGATGCCACCTTTACCATGATGGCAAACGATGGCGTCACCGATGCTCTGCTGGCCGAGAAAAACGAAGTGGTTACCGTCAAATGGTATCCCAACGCCAACAAGAGCCCGTACATGCTTACCCAGGGCACGCTGCAGGTTGACCGGGCATTCCCGATGTCCGGGCAGAACAAAATCAACGTCACTATCGGATGCGAGAATCCGAGCGTGGAGTTTAGCTCATGACACATGACGGCCTGACTCGGTTCCGAGAAACCGAGTACAAGCAACGCACCGAAGTGGTGCCGACGCCGGTTACAATTTTTCCGGCGCTGGCACCGCTTTTCATGGCCGGCGACCCCCAGGAGGTCGAAGTCAAGGCTCTGGAGGGTGAAGAAATCTACCGGGCCGATGTTCGGGTGGAGCAGAACCGGGACTTTGCCGAGCAGCTTCAAAAGGCGTTTTCCAAAGACGCGAAAGATCGGGTGGGCGCGGCGATGGCCATTCTCGGTCTGGATTCCGATGAGGTGCCGGATCAACTGGTTTATGAGATCGCAGTTGTCGAGGACGGCGTGATCAAAATTGGCGGCAAAGATGCCAAGCTGGAGCAGGAAGATGTGGTCAAGCTGTTCAGAAATTGCCTGCCGGCGGCCCGGATGATCGGCAAAAAGATACTCAAGCTGTCTGGTATGGGGAATGTGCCGTTGGGGGAATTTACCGCCTCTGGAACAACCCCCGAGTAAGGGACGCATTATCCCTGTGTTCCAGGGGCATGAGCGGTCAGCGGTTTTTATATGAGGCAATTCCAGACATCTTTCCCTACCGCTTAATGTCAGAGGTTGAGCGGGTGCTGTGGGGGATGCACTTCGACAGTATCAAAGAGGATAAAAAATAATGGCCGACCTGAAACGTACAATTGAAATCCTCTTTGAAGGTAAGAGCACGGTCGGCACGGCTGTTTCAAACGTCGGCAAAAGCCTCGACAAGCTCAACTATTCGGTTTCTCAGGTTGCACAACCCTTCGCAGATATCACCACATCGGTTGCCAAGGTGGATGCGGCGCTGGCGGCCTTGGCTGCCGGCGGCATCGCCTACGCCTTTAACGAATCCTCAAAGCTCCAGACTGCCACTACCGAACTAAAAAAGGTTATCGGGGATGAAGTAGAATCCCTGGATGCTGCCAAGACGGCCGCCAAAGATCTTTCCAACCAGTATGGCGAATCTGCGGCATCTGTCCTGGCGTCTACAGCTATCTACAAACAGGCCGGGTTCGATATCAATGGGTCTATGACGCTGGCCAAGGACGGCATGGATCTTGTTATCGCCGGCAACCTTGAGGCGTCCAAGGCCAGCGAGATATTGATTGCATCGCTCAAAGGTTTTAGGGCGCCCGCAGAAGACGCTCGCCGGCTGATCGACATACTAAACGAGGTTTCGAACAACTATGCCACGGACATCGAGCAACTCGGCATCGGCATGGCCGGTATATCTCCAATTGCCCGCACGATGGGATTCTCGTTTGAAGAAACGGCAGGAATTATTACGCCGGTTATTGAGATTTTCCGAAGCGGTGATGAGGCATCCAGGGCGCTGAAAACTGGTTTGCTGAAACTCATTGACGACAGCAAGCCCGTTTCGGACGCGTTGGCAAGCATAGGCGTCTCTCAAAAGGACGCCAACGGGAACCTCCGTTCTGGCAAAGATATCCTCTATGACGTGGCCAAAGCATTTCAATCCCTTGAAGAACCGCAAAAACTATTCATTACTCAGCAGCTGGTGGGCATAGACCAGTCCGCCCGTATGGTGGAGGTTTTTAATGGTCTAAGCAAATCCACCGAGATTACAGCCGTTGCCATGCAGGCGGCCGGATCGGCGGCTAAGGAAGTCGCCGAGCGGTTAAAGGACCCGGAGGTGGCTGTCAACCGGCTAAAAGAAGGCTTTAGCAATCTGGCATCCTCAATCGGTGATGAGTTCCAAGATGCTGGTGTCACTGCGGTAGATGGATTCACATCTATTCTTAACGCCCTTGAAAGAGAAGTTGATGGGGGTGCCTTTGATCCGATTTTAGACGCGCTGTCGGATTTTCTTGAAGGAATTGGCAGTGACCTTGAAAGCATTGCAGAGGCATTGCCGGAGGCGTTCGAGAATGTTGACTTTGATGGTCTTTTGGATTCGATAGGAGCCATCGGCGACACAATCGGGGGTATCTTTGATGGTCTGGACCTTGGCGAACCGGATGACTTGGCCGAAGCCATCCAGCGGGTGGTTGATTCCCTGGAAAGCCTAACGCGGTTTTCCGATGAGATTGCAAGTGTCTTTATATCCCTTGCAAAATATATCGGCGGAGCAATTGATACGTTCAACAGCCTTGACAAAAGTACCATCGAGACCATTGCCAAGATTACCGGCATAGGAGCGGCTATTACAGCAATATCAGTGCCAGCAGCTGCCGCAACGTCCGCCATAAAGGGCCTCGGCAGTGTCCTGTCTCTCCTCGGCGCCGGGCCAGTGGTTGCGGCTGTAGCAGGGCTCGGAGTTGCCGTTTCAGGCATTGCCATCGGCACTGATAAGTTGATGGGTAAGCTTTATGACTGGATACACCGAAACGATGAAGTCTCGGAATCCAGCAAAAAACTTGCGGCCGAGGTTGATGCGGACATTGCCAAAATTCGAGGTGGATATGATGAGGCGTCAAAGGCAACCGAAGGTTTCGGAGAAAGCGCCTATGATGCCAATTTAAAGACCGTCAATGCATTGGACAAGTCTTACGGGTCGGCGGAAAACCTTACTGAAAAGATGCGCGAGCTTGGCATCTTGGTTGAAGAAAAAAAAACGGTTGTAATCGACACGGCTGAGGCTAAGAAAAACCTTCAGGAGCTTGAATATTATCGGGAATCCACCGGGACATGGGAAACCATAAAAGTACCGATAGACACCACAGACGTCGACAATGCCAAAGAGGATATTGAAAAGGCCATACCCCCGGTTAAACGTCTGAAAATAGAGACCGATCTGCAAATTGCCAAGATCAAAGCGGATGCCGATACGGCCCAAGCGGCGTTAAAATTTAGGGCCGAGGTCGACGTTGCCGAGATCGAAGCTGCCGGAAAATTGGCGGTCCAGGTAGCCAGCAATATTTCGTCGATGTTCGATACAGCTGGTGGAACGATCAGCAGCCTTGCCAATTCGCTCACGGACGCCAGCGGGCTTTCGGAAAAATGGGACATCCGGGAGCTTTTATCTGATCAGGGTGACTATCAAAAAGACCTCCTGCAGCAACAGAAAAAGCTAACGGCTGCACAAGTGGATTACCTGAATGCCAAGACCGACGCCATGAAAAAAGGTGAGGCCATGATCACCGTCAGCGGTGACGGCCTCCAACCGCACCTTGAGATGATCATGTGGGAGATATTCGAGGCGATCCAGGTACGGGCGACACAGGAAGGAATTGACCAGTTACTTTTAGGCGCTTGATATGATTTTTCTCAGCAAAACATCATCTGACGCAACATCAAGCGGCAGCCTTGCCATCCGAAATTATAAGGTTTCTGGCGACTTTGACGGATTGGCCCGCATCAGCAGGACCAAACTGCTCGACGGAAATACTGACGTTTCCCATTACGGCGCCACCGAGCTCGACCGAGACCTACCTATTGATTGCCGATTGTCCGAATCAAACCGAGCGATTTTAAAAGACTGGTGGTCAAATGCAACACTCCTCCGCATATCCTATTGGGACGGGACTTTTAACGGATATATCGAGCGTCTACAAATATCCAGAGACGGAACGACGAGCATATCCTTTATCTTCACAGAGGATTTCACATCATGAAAAACAAGCATCAGAAAATAACGATTTCGAGCCAATGGCATGTTGAGCACTGGCGGGGCGATGATATGATTTCTGAGCGAGTCGAGGAAAACATATGTCCAAACGCATACATTGACCACGTGTTGGATGTAGTGCACAGCGGCGGCACGGCGGTTGCGACATGGTACGTAGCGCTGTTTTCGGACAATCATACTCCGGCAGCAGGTGACACCTATGCAACGCCCGGATACACCGAGGCGACCAGCTATGATGAGGCAACGCGGCCCGTTTGGACCGAGGCGGGGGTATCTTCTCAATCAATCACCAACAGCGCCAGCAAAGCTAATTTTACGATGAACGGTAACGATGCATCGATCTATGGCGCGGCGCTGGTGAGTAGCCCTACTCCTGGGAACACAGCCGCTACCGGGAATGTTTTAGGCCCGGTTTCTCAGTTTTCCGGCGGAGCCATCTCTGGCATATCAGATGATGACGTCCTAAAAATTTACATCACAATATCTGGAAGTGATGTATAGGTAAAACATGGCGTACGAGTGGGATCAAAAACATTCAAATTTCACCTTTTCGAATAATAACCGGACAGTAACCAAAACTGACGGAAATTCCTTTGCGGCTAATTGCGTCATATCGGATTGGTCGAAAACGTCCGGGAAATGGTATTTTGAAATCAAGGCCGACGATGCCGGGAGCAACTCTCGATGGGGCGTGTGCAAAGTCGCATCCGGGACCGACTACACAATAGATGATTATCCCGGTAAGGACGAATCGTGGGGGCTGTATTTTATTGGGTCCACAATGCGGGTTTACCATGACGCCCTGCTCGTTTCGACGCTGACCGATACGCATTCCTTGTCCGAAGATGACATAATCCAGATCGCACTGGACCTCGAAAACAATAAAATCTGGTGGGGGATTAATAATACATGGCTCGATAGTGGCGATCCTGCGGCCGGAACAAATGAACACATATCGGACGCAACGCTGGCAACAGAAATATCAGCGACGGCTCAAACCTACGCGATCGGAGAGGTTTTTACCTCTCAATTTAAAAATTCTGAGCTTACATATTCTCCACCGTCTGGATTTTCAGCACCGGATCAGGTGGGGGAAACAACAGACGGGATCTCTGCCGAAATCGGCCTCTCAGATTCTGCCATCATTTATGGAGAAGCCGAATCTCCTGCTGGTTTGGGCCTTGGAGATGTGACCGGTGCCAACGTCGAGCAAACAATCGGTATCACCAATACGTTTGGATTAGATGATTCCTCGTTCGTTTTTGGATACCCGGACAGTCCCGGTGATGGGGTCGGCATAAACGACTCAATCGGATTAAATTTTGAGCGGAGATTCGGGGTCGCAAACACCATTGGGTATAGTGATTTATCTGATGCCTCGCGAGAAATTACAATCGGGTTTGAAGAAACCATTGGATTGTCTATCGTAAACGAGCAGCATAACCACACTGTTTGGTTGCTACAAAACAGTGATAAATCTGTCTATCGGTTTTACGGCACATTGACCGGCGAGAATGATGGTCTGGCCGATTACGATCTGCCGGGGATGCGAAATTTTCAGTTTCGGTCCCGGTCTGGCGATGCGTCATATCTCTCTATCGTTCTTCCATATTCGGCGGCGGCGCTTTCGGCCATTTCTGCCCGACAAAACGGGCGGCTTATCGTTGAGATGGTGGCCATTGTGGGCGGCGTGGAATCTCTGCGGGAAACGCTCATTGAGACGGATTTTTATTCTGTGCGGTATGACCTTGGTAGCCTCAACCGCAGCATATCCGTTGTCGGGTATCGTACGCAAACCTATGGCGGCCAACGGGTGACGCTGGAAAACATCGTCACCGAAACGATGCTGGCCGACGGGCGGATGCAGTACCGGTGCGCCCGGCCGGATTGGTATCTCAAACCGGGCGACACGGCGGTGAATGGATCGGACGAAATCACGGTCGGAACGATCAATTGCATTATCGGGCCAACCAGGCAGTACATGGAAGTGCAAGAGGCGGATGCGTGATGGGCAAAGCAACCATCATAAACGAAACCGGCAGCGGGCTTTATACGGTTCAGGTCAATCATGATTTGGACCGGACGCAGGCCATGCTCGCACGTCTGGACGCCATGATATCAGCCGTTGATGCGCGGATCGCCGCAGAGACCGACACTGCCGTTTTGGCCCGGCTAAACGCCAGAAAAGGTGCGCTTGAAAAACAGCGAGAGCGAGTTCGGGTGGCCTTGAACAAAGATTATACGACAAGCGCATGGTGCGCGGATCTCACCGAAGGGTTGTCCGGAGAAATCGGCACGATTGAACCGGCGGCAGAGCTGAAAAACGGCATTAACCTCCGGCCAGGCTTCGCCGGGGATTCGGCCCATAGTCCGACTCGGGACGGCCAAGCAACGCCCATGCTGTCATTGCCTGTGGCCGACGCCATGAGAAATTTTGCGATCATGCCGGCCATACAAAAATGGCGACCGACATATAGATATGGCACGGTTTCGAATTTAGACCAAAACACCGACACCTGCACCGTGACGCTGGAAGCGGTTGCCTCATCGATGCAGAATCTTGATGTCAATCGTAGGACAGTGCTGAATGATGTCGAAATTGATTATATGAGCTGCAATTCTGCGGCGTTCGAAAATGGGGATGACGTGATCGTCGAATATCGACCCTATGACGATGAGGGCGAAACTAAAGGCCAGCCGTATGTTATCGGGTTTAAAGACAACCCAAGGGCCTGTGGGTGGAATCTTAAAATCAACACTATCAACGGGATTGATTTTTCCGGGCATACAAACAATGAATATTATTTACGGATCATTCAGCCAATTGAAACACAGATTACTCACTATGCGAAAGGAACGTATACCGAGGATTTTACCGTTGTCGGGGATGAGCAAAAAATTGATTCCGTTGGATATGCTCATGTTGATCCGGTTTCTGACGTTTCGATAGACAATGATCAACCGATATATGTTCAGATCCGAAATCCGCAGCTATGGACGTATTGGACAACGGATTATAGAGGTAGTATCCCTGATCACGGAGTTGTGTTTCCATCCGGAGCCCAATGGGACTCATTGCCATCTGGGGATTTGGGTGATTATGATTATTTGCTGGACAGTGTTCCGTGGGTCACAGTTTCCGAAGTCGACCTGCAGTCCGTAGAAACTTCTACAATCACCGACGCAGAATTGAACGAGTATAGCGGTTTTTTGGTCAATCCGACCGGAATTAAATTGCTGAAGGCAACTTATGAAAAATGGAATTACAACGATATCGTTTGCGACTTTTGTGCGTATGCCTGGCCATTAGATGCAAGTGTGCACGCAGAATATGATGAAGCCATCGTCAAAAATGTAGATATAAGCAAAAAGCCTAACGGAGAGCTTCAAGATTCGTTCAATTACGAACCTCTGTATGATGTTACTGTTGCAGAATGCGGATGTTCTCCCCTTATATCGGCGTACTGCGAGGCGGCAAACGCATATGGAATGGCGAGAAAATTTATTTCCTACACCGGCGGAGGACAGTCTGGGGACTCGGGCTATACTTTTCCTTGGCAAAGGACGGTTGGGAGCCCGGCAATATTGGCAAGCCGGTTGGGACTCGACCTTTCTCCGTTCGATCCGTCATGGCGCGGGGTTGATGCTACATGGGATTATGGGTCATTTTACATTTTCACCGAAAGAGTCGGAACGTATCCAGATTACTGTGATGAGGGCGAAGGCGCCGGCATAGGTTACCCTAATATTTACACATGGGAACGTGGCAAAGACATGAACTGGGTAGCGGTCGATTTATCGTCTGAGTATTTATAAATATTTATGTAAAAATTAATATGCCAGGAAGATTTAACCATTAACAGCAAGAGGACAATATTATGGCTGATGATAGCAGTGAGATCGTAAAAGAGCAGTCCGAATCCGTAGCCGCGTCCAACCTCAAGACCCTTGGGGATGGACCTGCATTCTATACCAACATGGCCTTCGCCAATGCCGTCGCGCATCAAAACGCGCTGCAGCAAATCCAGGCTGCAATAGTCGGCAAGGTGGCCGAAAGCATTATCAACGTCAGCCCCGCCGAGGGTGGAGCCGATGCCGCAGCCTTGGGACAATTGGCCAAGATGCTACAGATGACTCCACCTCCGACCAATATTCCGACCCAGGGTCAGTAAAATGATAATTACCAGCTATTGCTCTATTAAGTCTTCCTGGCACTTGACGGGTAATAGCTGGTAATATTTATCAGTAAAAAATGGACAATTAAATGGGAGTAACCCTTGAACCGATTACAAAGATTATACGTGGCGGACCAGGACATGAGAAATTTGGTGATCCCTATGCCTGGTCCGCTACGCTTTGTATCGACGGAGATTCAGTGCATATTAAGGGACTGTCGGGACGGTTTACACTGGCTGATGCCAGGGAAGTGCAACGGGTGCTGAAAGATGCTGGCTATTTACTGGGGTCCTGGGAACGGATAAAAAATGGTAAGGTTTGTTATTTTGAAAGAGAGATAAAATAAGGAGAAAACATGGCTTACACTGCTGTTGTCGAAAAGAAATCTGTTAATAAAATTAGCGATAATATCTACTCTGTTTCCGTTGAGTTGACGGTCAACGACGGTCAAGACGATGTTTTCTCAACTACAGCATCGGCAAAATATAATAGCAACACAGCAAACATGGACGACATTAAATCTGCTCTTACCGCTGACATAAAAGACAAATGGGATAAGTGGGCGGCAGAAAACAATATTTACACAGCAAGCGCCTTTAACACAATGGTCGGAGAAATCCAGACACAGGCAAATAACTATATTAATCAGTAGAGGTAAGTCATGGCTCTTGGAATGACAGTAGTAAACGGGACAGTAATCGAATCTTCTGAAAGTGTTGCTACGGCGTCGATTGAATGGGCCAGCGATACAGGTGGAACAGTTATTAATGCTGGATCTGGGGAATGGTTTCAAGTCGTCAATATCCAGGTTTCGGTTACGTTCCATGCGTCAGCTACAGGTGATTGCCTTGTTCATGTTCGGAAATCCTCGGACGGAGGCACCACAGAAGATACCGAAGATGAAGGTACTTATCTTGGGACGGTGCCTGTGTCTGCTGGCAACACCGTAACGAAATCATGGGATGTTTACGACTTCGATTATCTCGACGTTGCACTTGAGAATGAGGATGCCGCTCAAACTGCTACGTGGTCTGCGAAATACGCTGGTGTTAAAATCACTGGGATGGACACCTAATGCCATTGATCGTCGGTAGATACTACCGGGGCAAGCCCGGACAGAAACCCCGTCAATGGGGGCCGGTGAGTAGTGTCTGTTCGGGGGTGCAGAATTACTGTGAGAATGTGCTGGGCGTCGAGTCACCAGCTATGCTATTGCCTGTGTGGAAAGGGGCTGGTCTTCCATATAATTATGGCTCAAATCCTCAGCAAATCGATCCCAACGGAATACTCACATCAACCACAGGTATGGTGTGGACCAGCCAGGGTATTCGCTCAACAATAAATGGCACAGTCGTTGAATTTGAATTTCCAACAGGTTTTGAGGTGCGGGAGAATATTGCTCCTGCAACGCTATGGGCAGAGTTGGATTTGCAGGTGCGTGGTGATGCAGATCCTGTACAACTGGGACTTAATAGTAGAGCATCCAACCGTTCATACGCATTAGCTCAATCAAACTCTGCTGATTATAGATTCAATGTTTCGTGGCACCGTGTTACATCTGGATGGCAGACATACGGCTCCAATGTAAAATCAATGATCATCACTAGTCTGGCAGTGGATGATCATTATATCTATTGCGACGGCAATGAGTGGCTCACCGATGCAACAGATACCAGTTATGCGCTTGACTATGATTACAAATATTTTCAACTGATGGGGACAGATGACGGACCCTGGGGCATCAAAATTGCGGGTTGGTGGAATTGTGGTTTAACAGCCGATCAATCAGCACGATTGTCAGACGACCCCTACGGCATGATTCAGCCATATGCGCCGACTATCTACAGTTTTCCGTCGGCATCTGCGGGTGGGACGACCTACCAGACTACTGCATCCGACGGATTCGATATGGGCGAATCCCTGGCCCGCATTGCCACATTGCAAGGCGCGGCGAGCGACGGACTAAACGCTGGGGAATCGATCGGCAAAACCGCACAGATGCTGGCGGCGTCGGTGGACGGCGCCCAATTATCGGACATCGGCGCCCGGATCGCAACGCTGCTCGGTTCGGCCAGCGACGGGGCTGTCCTATCCGACACTGGGATTGCGGATGTCGGGCTATTTATCACTGCCACGGACGGCGTTTCCATCGGGGATCAATCCTCTGCCAACGCTCAATTGAAATCTGCCACCATAGACGGCGTGAGCCTCGGCGACAGCATCGCCGTTGCCGCTGCGCTGGTTGCCCTGGCCGTTGATGGCGCTGATCTATCGGATGCGGCAGCTGCAGATACTGAGGGGATTTTTGAGAAAACCGTAACCGATGGAATTTCCATGTCCGAAAATGTGGCAAGCCGTGCGGGTTTTCTCTCTGCTGTAGCGGATGCGTTCGATCTGTCGGACACCGCACTGACCGTGTTGTCGATGATCGTCACCGCCGAGGATGGGATCTCACTTTCGGACCTGGCGGCGGTCGTTTCCGGGTTGATCAGCGTAACCGCCTTGGATGAATTCACGGTTTCGGATTCCGGGGCCGTTCGGGCGGATTTCACAGTTACAACTTCAGACGGGGCGACATTCGCAGATGCCGTCAGCGCCGTGATGACGTTGACGGCCTTGGCAACAGATGCTTTCAACCTTGGAGATGCAGCGATTCATATTTTGGCCCAGGGGGTTGTGTCGGTTTCCTTTTCTCTCAAAAAAGCACAAATCAATTTTACCATAAAATCATCAAGGGTTACATTTACGTCTCATTAAAAAAGGAGATTTTTCATGGAAAAAGCAAAAATAAAAATTGGCGGGCATTTCGACGTTGTTTGTAAAGGGCCTGACGGCCAGGAGAAATGGCGCGAAAATACCCACAATCTTTTCACAAACGAAGGGCTTGACAATTTGCTGAACGTCTATTTCCACGGCGCCACCCAGCTTACCACGTGGTACGTGGCTCTTTTCGAGAACGATCACACGGTTGCAGCGGGCAACACCTATGCAACGCCCGGATTCACTGAGTGCACGGCATACGATGAGGCGACCCGGCAGGAATATGAGGAGGCTGCGGCCAGTTCTCAGAGCATCACGAACAGCGCGAACAAAGCCACGTTCACGATGAGCGCCACCAAAACAATTTACGGTGCGGCGCTGGTAGGTGGGGGAACGGCAGCAACGACCAAAGGCAACACAGCCGGCGGAGGGGTCCTGGCGTGTGCCGCTCAGTTTTCCTCATCCCGTGGAGTTGAGGATGACGACACGCTGGAAGTCACCTATACCGTTTCGGCCGCTGACGACGGGAGCTAAATTATGCCAGTCACAGTAGCAACTCCGGCAAATGAAAAGAGCACTTTGGTGATCACTGCCAGTTTCACCGATGAGGCTGGCAGTGCCGTCACTCCGGACTCGATTGCCTGGACACTGACGAACGACGGCGGTCGGAACATCATCAATAGACGTGAGGATGTTTCGGCAACGCCGGCATCGTCGGTGAATATCGTGCTATCCGGTGACGACCTGGCGCTCTCGAATGACGCGGACGCCACCAGGCGGTTGACCATCGAGGCAACCTACACATCAACGTATGGCTCTGGATTGCCGCTTAAAGAGTCCGTCAGTTTCACCGTAAGCAACATCAATGCGGTGACATAAAAAGGAGTTTTTCTCATGAAAAAAAATGCGATTGCGATTGCAATACTGTTGATTTTTATCCTGCCGACGATGGCCTTGGCTGCGGGTGCGGTTTGCACGTTTTCCGATCCGGTTTATTACGGTCAACTCAAATGCGTGATTTCGGTTACATGCACGGCTGATGATACAAATCATTTGTTTCCCGACACCGCATGGGATTCTGACCTGATTGAGGACTTGCAAGATGGGGATTGGTATTTAACATCATTTAAGACGTTTCCAGGTGCAACACCTCCGACCGATGCAACAGACCTTTCTCTTGAGGATTCTGACGGTCTGAATGTATTGGGTGCCAGCGGCACGGATGCGCTTGACGCCACATCGACCTTAGAAAAATTCGTTGAAAATTCGGATTCCGTAACCCGTCCATGGCCTATTTTAAATGGAGTGACACAAAAAATAACTAATAATTCTGTTGATTCTGCGATTGTGACCATTGACTATATCTTTGAGCGCGGGAAATAGAAGAGGTGACATATGGAAATGCTGACGTTGATGCCAGCAACTTTGTCGTTGTAGCAAGGGAGAATGTATGCCGACTGAGAACTTTCATTGTGTTGATCACGGGGAATGCAAAAACAGAATCGCAACGCTGGAGAAAAAAACGGATACTACTTGCCATGGTATAAAAACAGCTCATAAAGAAGTTGAACAACGAGTGAGGACGACAACATTTCAATGGGTGATCGGGTCTATTTGCGCGGTGATAATTATCGCATTTGGCGTTCAATGGAGCATTTTGCTTGAGATCGGACGGGGTGTATCAGCGATGGACAAACAAATCGGTGTTTTGAGTGTAAAAGTAGAAGGGCTAAAAGAGAAAGTCAAAGAGAATAGATACTCTCAAATGCCTGATCGATGGAGCAACCATAATGATGAGGGGGATAATTAGCCCAAATGTAAAGGAGATTTTTATGATTCAAATTTTGAAAGATTTTTTCAGCCAGAATGTTCGACGAATGTTTTGGATGATGGTTTTGTGTGTCCTCGTTGGAATCATGTTCTGGGCAGGACAAGCAGAAAAAGCTATCGATTGGATTGTCGCCTTGGCTGCGGTAGCATTGACACAAATCCGGTCGAACAATGCCAACCCTGAATTGACTCCACGTGATCCTATCCCAAAAAAAGATACTACCGGCAATGGTTAATAACAGATCATTTTAGGCCTTCGAGGCGGCCTTTTCTTCCCCCAGTCCGAGTATTTACTACACCGCCCGCCGGGGTCGGTGATCACCTTGCCACCGTGAGCCCGGCAGGCGCTTTTGAACCCGCTGGACGGCAACCAGTAACGATGGCAGCACGTCCAGCAACATTCTTGTTTAAAATCCACCTGCGAACGGGTCCCTTCCTCCCTTGTCTCCATCGTTGTCGGCGGACTCCTGCTCGTTGAATTTTGCGATCAAATCTTGCAACTGATCTTTCCCCATGGCGTCAATGTTCTGGGAAATAATTCCGGCGGCAACGCGGGCGCGATCCCATTTGCCACTGTGCTTTTTTTTCAGGTCCTTAACAAAATCGACTAGCTTTCGTCTTTCGGACGGTTCCGGCTGTTCCTCCTGCTCGGCCGGGTCGCCCGGCTGGTATCCCCGTAAATATTCGATAAATGACTTGATATCCTCCAGCGCCCGAAGGTAGACGTCCCGGGCCGACCCTCCGGATGTTTTGATGCAGTATTGCACGTAATCGTTGACCTTTGGCAGTTCGCTATCCTCGACACCTTGCTGGGCCAGGGCCTGGAAAAACCGCTCATTGGTGGATAATTGGCCGGTGGGTTTATCCTCTGGCGGCTCCTGGCTGGCGGCCAGGATGTCCTTGTGCACGTCCTTTGGCATCCGGTTTTCGGTTGGGATACCCATATCCTCTGCAACAGCTTTCACCTTGAGCGCCTTTGGCGGGTAATAACGTCCCATTATCCTCTCAGTTCGGGGGTCCCAATCCGGGTCTGGCTGGGGCGTGATATCTCCCATATCTTCGGTTCCTACTTTTTCGACTGGCGCCGTATTGTCCGCCGGCTCGGATTTTTTCTTGTCCGCTACATCCAATTCGATGGCCGCTGCGGCGATGCTGCCGGCGGGTTTTTTAAGTGATTCCGTCAGGATGTCAGCAACCGTCCGATCCTCATTGTCCGACAGATGATAAATCAATCGGCTGTTCATTGCCCATGACTCGTCGCTTTCAATGCCAGCGGCGGACAAATGTTTTTTCAGCCTGTCCCATAGTTCAGATTCGGACGGCGGATCACTCTTTGAGAAATCCGGTCCAGCCGTCTCTGTCGGCTTGCGATCTGCCAGTGCCTGTTCGAGATCGCCGGCATCGTTCCCACTGGCGGTTTCGTATGTGCCGTTGTCGGATTGCCTGAGATCCACGTCATAATCCATGACCTCCTCTGTGGTGCGCAACCCCTTGAGAACGTCGCCGAAGCCATCCCGCAACACCCAGGACCTGGCCCGCATCTGAAGCATACGCTTCGGGTACTGACGCCAAGGGCCCTCTTTTTTCCAAAGACCGGCGGCCTTGGCATCAGAGATGGAAAACTCACGCTCGATGTGTTCGTTGTCGCGCTCGGCCACGGCCACGGCGGTGAAATCATCATTGGGGAAAGAGCCCTTGAACGTCTCAGAGAACGATTTCAGCTTGCCGGATGCCCTGACCAGTCCGAGCACAGAATCCCCCCATATGGACGGCCTGCCGTTGATCACGGCGATGTTTTGCACGGCCTGCATGGGGGCAAGACCAATCTCAAGCCCCATCTGAACGGCCACAAAGACCGACTCGGGACGGCTGACGCCTCTGGGCATCATGCCGGACTGCGACATAATGGTTGCCATGCGCCACAGTCCCTCGAAGTTGTTCGGAATGAGTCCTCCGGTTTGGGCCATTTTCATCAAGGGTTTTTCTGTTTTTTTTTCTGGTAGATTGTCCATTAAATTCCCTCCTTTTTATGGTTGTTAATTTCAGTAGCTACCTACGTTCTAAAATAAGAAGCCCCTTCTTAGTAAATCCACACTTCGACCATCCGGCGCATATATAACACCAGCCGGGATTCCGCGATTTGACAGCCTCGCCCCGAACGTAAGTGTAGTGCCTTTCACCAGGCCATATAAAATCAGCAATGGCGTCTGCCTCTCGGATAAGGTCCGATGAGAGGATTTCCGATTCGTTACGAAATATTGAACAATTGATGCCATTTTCTCCCGATGCGTCAATGAACTTTCGCCACACGAACAGGGCCGTCCTTTTCGGCGTCGTGAGGACGATGTGCTCCCCAGGCCCGACGAATTTTTTGGGCTTCCGGCCGTCTTTGTAGTGATAGCAACTGTAGTGTCTTTCATACATTTGTCTGAGTTCTGGCTCTCCATCTTGCCCCACTATCCAATGCGCCATTAGGTATTAACTCCTCCGAATTAAACACCTTCATGCAATTTTTTGTAAGCCCATTCAGGCAACCCAACCTGCTGAATCCGATCAGGAACGCCCGGCCAATTATTATGCTTGTCGCACCACGCCAAGCGGCCCATGGTGCGCATAACCTCCTTTTTTCCGAGACCGATGAACTCCTCTGTCGCTTGAAAAACGGCCACCTCGTGAGGCGGGTTAATTTCCACCACCACAAACACATAGTGCGCTCGGCGTGTTCTGTCTGTGACCATGTCCGTCCCCCGGAGTGTGAGTGCGGCCGACCAATGATAATGGAGGTTGTGGGCTCTGCGCTCCCACGACTCCTGATCAATGGCCATCCCCTCAGTTTTAAGATCCGTAAAAATGTTTTCCGCAGGCATGTAGTCCGGCCGGCATTTCATCGTAATTTTGTGCGGCTTTTCATCATCGTGAAACTGGTCAAATTCCATGTAATGATATCCAGTGTCGTACTCCACTTTGTTACCGTAAAATGTTTCATCCCAAAAGAACGACACCTCCGGCCGCCCGCCCGTGAGCAGCTCACGAGCCTTGCTGTGATCAGGGTTGTCCAGCACGTTGTCCCTGATTCTGAGCACCATATCGCGGTCTGTTTGGGATACGATGGCCTTGTTTTCCGGCTGTGAGGATGCCCATTCCTTGTATGCCTTGGTGGATTTGGCCCCGTTTTTTCCGAGCACCTCCGGCGGGATAATGGCGATTTCGGACTCAAACTTTTCCGGTTCCAGGATCGCAGTGTGGACGGCCGTTCCGAGGTCAAAATGGGTTTTGCGCTCGCGGTGTTGTCTGTGCCAAATCATGTAATATGGGTATCTTGCGAAATCCGACAGCGAGGACTTACTGTAACTGGCATGGTGGCCGTGGTAGTCATTTGAACACATATTTTCGTAAATACCTGGTTTTATGTCTTTCATTTCGACCCACCCTTTCCAGTCAACTCTACTGACCGATCTCCGCTCCGAAGCTCAACCTTTTCAACCCCATTGAACGGCAGCTCTCGCTGGTTCTCAATGACGACAAAGCTATCGCCGTCTTTCACTCGGCTCTCAACGTAATTGATCTGATATGTGACCATGACCCCGTCCTTGTGCGGCCTGAATTTCAGGCCAATGTTGATGCCAATCTCATCTTGTTCGAGGAATGACCGGTTTATTGACGGCAAATATGAATACAGCAGATCTTTGATCCCTTCCGTTGATTTGTCGATTGTTTTTTCGCCTATTTTGTTTTCCATGTTTTCCCTCCTTCTGGATTTTGAATCCCCGCCCACCCGCAAGGGGCCTATCCCCAAGGAGCTAACGGGGTGCCAGCTCACTATGCGAACAGTTCGAGCTGTTCTTCTTTGCATTTTACAGACTCAAGGTTTTTGATGGCACAATCAAAATATGATTTTTTTAGCTCAATCCCTATAAATTTTCTCCCCATAGATATGGATTGATACCCTTCACTGCCTATGCCAGCAAATGGACTCAACACAACATCTCCTTTGTTCGACCATAGCTCAAGACACCTTGCAATTGTGTCCAATTGCAACGGACAAATATGCCTCTCATCGTTTTTTTCTCTCGCCATTTTTACATTGAGTGTGTTCGTTTGATTAATGTCAAACCATACAGGCGAGGCATACCGTTGCCAGACTTTATGCGAATATTTGTTTACCCTCGGATTGTTGCTTTTTGGCAACTTCGGCATCTTCATATCTCCTATGTAACGTTCAAAGCCCCTGCCGTGAGAAACGGGCTCTATATTTTCTCCCGGCTTGCGCATGGTGACTACATAATCGGGCAACCCCATTGCGCAACGAGTGGAGTCTTTTGATATTTGTTTGTGCGCCAACGTTATGTTTTTTGTTCTTACGGCTTGCACAAGGGGATCTTTCCAAATACAAACCTCTGAGTGATAAATAAAACCAAATCTCTGAAAGATTCTTATCAGATCTCCACGAAAGTCTTTTATACCAATATACCCATCATGGCCAATCGTCGCTGGAATATTCATGCAATGGAAAGATACAAGCCTGCCAGTTTTTAAAACGCGATATAATTCTGGCACAAGAAAAGAAAAGTGCTCTGCAAATTCCTCATCCGTTTTGCAATTGCCCATGTCTCGTTCAGAATTAGAATATGTAAACAAGGACGCGAACGGTGGCGAAAAAATGGAATAATGGATAGACTCATCATCAAAACCACCCAAAACCTCAACGCAATCTCCTTGATACATTGCCCAATCTTCGCCGAATTTTTGATTTTCTACACTCATTATACCCTCATGAAGTCTGGTTTTTTTATCGTAATTTTTGGCTCATATTTCGTTGTCTGCCGCGATGTTTTTTTTATTTCGGACTTCATCAATATTCTCATATGATCAATCATCCCAGAAAACATATCTTGCATATCCTTTTCTTTTCTTTTTATGTTCAAGACTACATTTCCCTCTCTCTCGCCAGTAATAATATATGCGTTCACGGGTCGATTCTGACCGAATCTCCAGCACCGCCTTACCGCCTGATAATATTGCTCGAAAGAATCAGATAATCCCACGAAAGCCATGTTCGCGCAGGATTGGAAGTTCATGCCAAGACCAGCAATTGACGGCTTACTGACAAGACATTTTATTTTACCGTCTGCAAAATCAATCATGGAACGCTCTTTATGAGATGGTTTATCAGCGCCCTTTACCTCAACTGAGCCGTAAATTTTGGATGCAAGCGCAGATGACTCATCATTAAGGTTGCACCACGCTATCCATGTTTCGTTTGATTTGTTTATTAATTCTGCGGTTATTGCTACACGTTCTTCCATTGACTCTTTTCGTGCGGATCTACGCTCAGACAGTGTGCTGGCTGGCTCCACAAATAAAGTTTCTCTTTGCCCTGTAAAAGGAATCGTCATCTCTTTGATGTTCAATGGAGGAAGTACAAATCCGTTATTCTCAAAACCTATGTCGGATGGTTTTTGAATCATGACCGACCATGACGAAAGCCACTCCCAAAAGACACTGTTTGAAACGTGCCCTTTTAGCCTCCAACAATTTGTTGTATGGCCTGTGTCATTGATGAAAAACATTGATAGCATTTCTGGCCTGGTCATTATCCCCAAAAACTCAGATGTATTACCAAGCTCTGTGTAATCATTCGGTGATGGTGTCGCTGTGCAGCAAAGTTTGTATTTAGTGTTTAAAAAAGAACCAATTATTTTATTTCGTATTTTTCCCGTGAAGTTTTTTAGTATAGAAGATTCATCAAGAACGATACCAGAAAAAAAAGACGGATCAAAGTTATCCAGCTTTTCATAATTGGTTATATTTATGCCATTGATAACGTCTTCATGTTGCCTGCAAATGTTTACATCAACACCGAGTTTTTTCCCTTCTCTCCTTGTTTGCTTTGAAACCGCCAGTGGGGCCAATATTAGAACCGGTGAATCCGTTTCTCTGTTTATAATCCTTGCCCATTCAATTTGTTGAAAGGTTTTTCCAAGACCACAATCCTCGAATAATGCGCAACGACCTCTTTTTAATGACAACCGCACGAGTTCTTTTTGCCAGTCAAAAAGCATAGGGTTGACTTCGTCGGATTCAATATCGAATCCAATGGCGCCCTCCGATATTGTTTTTTTGCCTAAAAATTCGCTATAATCCACCGTCAACCTCCATCGTATCAGGATCAAGATTCCGGATTTTAATACCAAGCTTCAGAGCATAGTCTATTTCTCGCCTAATTCCACGCGACATCGCCCATCCGGGCGCCTGGACGATGACCATTATGTCGCACTCTTTCAGCCAATCCAGATCAAGATTGACCCAAAAATCGGAGTCATTGTGATTGTCCATATATTTGGCTATCGGGTGGCTCATGCTGATCGGGGAAAACACCGAAAATTTGTTTGAAACAAACCACGCCGAGACCTCGTTGACCAGTTCAAACCTTGCTTCTCTGACCGTTGCGTCCGGATGGCTGTATGGGCATGCAATGTAAATCCTTTTCATATTTAAACCCTCCAGAATAGGCCATACAGTAGCACCGCAAACCCGAAAACAATCAGGCTGTAAGATACGACCTGGACGAATATGTTTATCCAGTTTTCGCGGACCCACCAGCCGACATCAACGATAGTTGTCCACATCGAGTACAGGACCATTTTGAAGGCTTCCCGTCGGTTAAAATCAACACACATCATACCACCTCCCCGAGGAATGAAATCTCTGTCCGTCGTTCCGGATAAAAACAAATCCTCATGTCGTCCCGGCCGTTATCCTCGATCTGCATCCTTCCGGCGCCACAAGCTGTTTTTTCCACCTGTCGCCGGAACCGCCAGTCTCTGATTATCACCGTCTCAATTCGTTGCATCGTTTTTCCTTTTTTTTAAAGTAGCGCCCGCCCCGTCGTTCGGGACAAACGATGGAAGGAAACCGGCACATCCCGTCATTCCCCATCAACGGCCCGCTAAGGCCGGCTATCCATCGCCCATCCGGTGGCCAACCGGCAGAGGCGCTTATTTTTCTGTTTTACCCATCCCCGGCGGCGTTGCACCGCCGTTACAGGATGGGTGTGGTTTATGCCGGTTTCTCAGGCCGGCTGGTTGGTTTTATGCTGCATGTTTATGGCCAAGGTATTCCTCTTGATATGGCTCTCTTACCGGCAACCCTTCGATCGTTCTCCATGCGACGTAAAGGTCTTTCAAAAACATCTTTATCATATATCGTTTTGCTGCCTTGTGCCTATGATCCTTTGTTGTTTGGTTCCATGCCACAAACTCTTTTTTGCCTCCCTTTTTGGTCACTTCAACAAAGTTCTCAGATTGGGCCAATCGTTCTTTGTATGGGTAGTAATATTTCAGGGCATAAGGTGACTTAGCTTTTATAAATCCTTCTGCGAGAACACCCACCATTGCTTTTCTAAGGCGCTTGTTGAACGGGGCAACAAAACCAGACGTTAGTTTATCGCCGCGAATCATTTTATCAGTCGTGATATAGCTAAACGTACCGTCTTTGTTCTCTTTCCGTTTTTTGCCGACTACCATACCAGGATTCAATCCTGTAAATTGCCACATCTTTGAGACAGTAGTGGCAATCTCTATGTTATACTCTGCGATAATCCAACCCGCTGCGATTGGCCCAACACCCTTAACCTTGGAAAGGTATTCGTTGTAAATTTTGAATCTTTTGAGAACCTTTTTCAGTTTCTTTTCAATCTTATTTTCTTGTTCTTTCGCAGCTTTGGAAATGTCCACAAACATTTCATGATCTTCGACACTGATTACTCTTGCTGTTTTAATATCTTGTGTTGTACCGTCTGCTTTTCTTCCGATTCTGTTGTCTGTCCTTGTCCTCATTGATTGAAAGTCTTCGCGAAGTCTGACCAACATTCTTACGGCGGTTACATCTTCTCTGTTTTGCATGACCCCTCCTTTTTGGTTTGTTCGCTCTTGTGCGATGTGTTCATCTCTGTTTTTGGCTCGCTCCATCATTTTGTGTTTATCATGCCATTTGGCTCGCTCGTCCACGATGTGTTCATCGATCTGCCTGGCTCGCTCGGGCTGCCTGTGTTTATCAACGGTCTTGGCTCGCTCCAGCGGTATGTGTTCATCGATTTGCTTGGCTCGCTCAAAGGGTATGTGTTCATCACCCTTTTTGGCTCGCTCGACTATCTTGTGTTCATCAAGCTCTTTGGCTCGCTCCATCAGTTTGTGTTTATCATGCCATTTGGCTCGCTCTTGTGCGATGTGTTCATCAGGAGGTATGGCTCGCTCGCACTGAATGTGTTTATCTTGTTTTCTGGCTCGCTCCGAAGGCTTGTGTTTATCGACCTATTTGGCTCGCTCTGGCAGCCTGTGTTTATCGCGCCTTGTGGCTCGCTCCAGCTGATTGTGTTTATCATTTTTTTTGGCTCGCTCTATTGAAATGTGTTTATCGGCGCCTTTGGCTCGCTCCAGTTGATTGTGTTTATCGCCAATCTTGGCTCGCTCGTCCACTGTGTGTTCATCAATGGTTTTGGCTCGCTCGAGGTCCGTGTGTTTATCCCGAAAAATGGCTCGCTCGTTATGCCGCAACCTTCTCAAGAATCTTATTTATAGCGTCGCTCAATTCCTGCAACGAACTCATGGTTTTTTCATCGGTAACGTCAATCCAGCCGTTGTTGATCCATCGAACAATCTGAGATGCCATAGAACAAACCGGGACGCCTCGATCCCGACGGACATGCTCGTTGTATTTTTTTTGAGGGATCTCCTTGCCGATAATGCTTTCTGCACCGCGTTTGATCGGCCGATTGTTTTTTGTCTTGCCGTTACCGATTACGACAACAGTAAATTCTGCCAGCCTCTTGATTTTACCGACAGGTATATTCAAAACTTTGGCAATGACTTCCGGTTCATCGCCATATTTCAATAATTTTTGGGCAATGGCCTTTTGGGAGAACCCGCTTAACGGTGCTCCATGTGCTGAATTTTCCTCGGCGAACCTTCGGATGACCGAAGCCTCATCTTTGAACTTTTCGGCTATAACTTCGATCTCGTGGTCTGGACCGAATTCCTCCATATACATGGTTACTCTGTGATTGCCACTGACCACCCGTTTAGTTTTCTGTTCGATGATTACCGGAGGGAAAACAGCTCCGCTCCTTGCCGCTTGACGATAGGTCGATACATAATAGATGTTGATTGGACGAAGCTCCAACAGCTTTGGATCAATAACCAAATCCCCTGCACGTACTTTTTGTTTTGTCATTTTCTCCTCCTTAGATATGTTTTGCCAAAACCATAAACAGCATCATGGCGCCTAAAAGGAATATTCCAATTGCCCTAAGCATTTTATATCCTGTCCACAATTACAGCAGCCAGGATTGCCAACGGCCCAAACAGCATGCCCAGAAAGAACCATGCAGCTCCGCTTCGCCCTTTGTTGCTGGCTATGTATGCTGATATAGCTCCAAAAATTACCCAGATAATAATAAATTCCATGTTTGCTTCCTCCTTGTTTGGTGGTTTTTTCATTTTGCATCCAGGGGTCGGTTAAAACTCGACAGCCTCCTGGCGGGTCATAAAGAAATGAATGCCGTGAGAACACTCATTATACCAACTCGGATCGTAGCTATTCGGCCAGACTTGTTCCCCGGTTCGATACCGAAAACCTTGGCCAATCCATGCACCGCACTCCTGTAATTTTTCCCCATCGCGCTCAATTTCCAAAACGATAGCCATTTCAGAACGACATTTGCGCGAACCAACCGCGTTACACCTACGGGCGAACCACGGGATTTTTAATTTTATGATTGCACTCATATAGCCCTGTTTCCATGCGATAAATGTTCCTGATGGGGGACAGGATCGGAAGTGTGCGTAAACCTCAACCGGTATCCCTGTAGCTCCGCGCAAGTTAGCTCCGGACAAGTTAGCTCCACGCAGGCTGGCTCCGGACAAGTTAGCTCCACGCAGGCTGGCTCCGGACAAGTTAGCTCCACGCAAGTTAGCTCCGCGCAGGCTGGCTCCGTGCAAGTTAGCTCCGTACAAGTTAGCTCCGTACAAGTTGGCTTCGTGCAAGTTAGCTCCGTACAAGTTGGCTTCGCGCAAGTCGGCTCCGCATAAGTTGGCTCCGCGCAAGTCGGCTCCGCATAAGTTGGCTCCGCGCAAGTCGGCTCCGCATTCCATCGCCGCCAAAACAGTCTTTCCCGTTGTGTTGTGCTTCGACTCAAACAGGATGTCACCCGTATATTCGTTTCTTATCTTCACTTTCGTTCCTCCTCTGTTGGGTTGGTTTATTTGGTGGTTTTTTTTGAGTATGGTTGTAGATAGCATGCCCGTTTTGGCCCTGTCAAGCATTTTTTTCACGAAAATAGTACTTGACAGTATTTTTTTTTTAATATATTGAATTCCACATGGAAACCACAATTAAAAAAATCACACCGGAAATAGAATCCAAGCTTGTAAATATTTTTGGGAACAAGGACAAGGCTGCCAGGGGGATCGGTATTACATATCGGCGGTTCTGTCAGATCCGGCAACGGGACGAGGTTCTCAACCGCAGGCTTGCTATGGTAATCCAATATGTCTTAAGCCAAAATCGAAATAATTAATGAGGCGCCGCATGACTCAAGCCAGCATCAACAAGCTCGTCGAGTTGGAGCGCAAACGATCAACAATGGTGCTCGAACTGGATGCGATCGAAAAACAAGCTGAGCAGTTACGGATAGCTATCGAAGCATTGACACGGGAAATCCTCGCAGAGGTTCGGATGGCCGGATCATGATCGTCAGTGACGCCGAATATTGGCAGACAGTCCAGGACCGTGCCAGCATGGGTAATGGTATCACGTCCAGCCCATGCCGAACCTGCCCGCATTACGGCACACCTCCAGCCATATGCCGGGATTATCCAGATTGCCCGCTCAATCACCGCGAGCCGGTGGATTCGATGCGAAACCATCCGCCCAATAAACGCAGACGCGGCAAGGCAGCTATCAAACGAGACAAAATGATAATCAAATTAGTCAACGAGGGGCTCTCCTATGCGGAGATAGCTCCTCTTTTTCGTTTGAGGGAAAATACTGTTGCTTGTATCATTTATCGTGCGATATCGCGCGGTGAGGATGTGAGGCACATTAGGCCGGGGCCGAAGGAGAAACCATGACTGCCAACATTGAAGAAATAATAGAGCGTGAAGATAGAATAGCGCATCTTAGGAAAATTGAGAGTGACCTACTTGACGCGCATCTTGATGAAACGTCGGTTGCTAAAAAACTTTCGCTGGCTGAAATGCTGATTTCGTTGCGGCAACGGGAATGGATGATCCGGGGGGGTGTCGTTTAATGAGTTCTGAACGTCGACCTTGGTTTCCATGGTACCCAAGAGATTTCGGCCAAGACGAGAAGGTAAGAGCACTCTCCGATGACGCAGAATTAATTTACCGAAGGGTACTTGATGTCATGTGGCAAGCAAGCGACCTGCATTTGCCATGCAATTGCAGAACACTTGCAAACCAAGTGGCACGCGGTTGGACGTCAGAACGGTTCAATGATGCGTGGGAAGAGATCATGATGCCCGGTTTTGAATTGTTAAAAACCACCGATGACGGTCAAAAAGTGTACTCAAAACGACTTAAAAGAGAGGCAGAAAAGATAGAAAAATTATCAAAAAAACGGGCAGATGCTGCACATGCAAAGCACTTGCAGTGCAAATGCAGGAAAGATGCACATCACATGCACTGCCATACAGATACAGATACAGATAAAGAACTACCCCCTATATCCCCCAAGGGGGGGAACGGCTACGACATCAATTTTGAAAGGTGGTGGAAACACTATCCGAAAAAAGTCGGAAAAGATGCCGCTTACCGTTCCTGGAAAAAAGCAACGAATAAAGCCTCAAACTCAAAACTCATAGAATCAATAAAAGAACAGATCGAAAAAAAACATTTTCAAGGCAAGGATGGATCTGACTATGTACCAAATCCAGCCACATGGTTAAACCAGGGACGATATCAAGATGAAATCGAAGAAACAAAACATAGCGACGTTGAAAACATCATTGGGAAGAGGCTTGCATGAATCTACCTCACAACATCGATCTCGAAAAAAGCATCATCTCTCATTGCCTAATTGTTGGACCGGCTGAAATCGTCGATTCTGTTTGCCCGGATGATTTTTACAACGCCTCGCATCAAAAGCTGTTTGCACACATCGTTGAAACCCACGCCAGGGGTGAACCAGTGGACGCGCCGGCGTTGATTGGTACGGGTATGTCAGCGGGTGACGTTGCCAGGATCATGGAATATCCGGTTGCAACCGACCCGGAACCGGCATGCAAAAAACTAAAAGACCTGTCCACCATCCGAAAAACAATCTTTGCGGCCAGTAATATCGTAACCAAGTGCGCTGGATACAAAAACAACCAGGATGCGGCCAGTATCGTAAACGATGCTCAAAGCTCGATTCTTGCCATCGAGGCTGGCGTGCAAGGTGATTGTTGGCAAAAGATCGGGCCGGCGTGCTCCGAAACGGTAGAACATCTGGAAAAACTGAGTCAGAACAAAGGTGAAATAACCGGCGTTACATCAGGATATCCGCTTGTTGACAGGATAACGGGCGGTTTCCAGAAATCGGACTTAATTATTCTGGCCGCCAGGCCGGGCATGGGAAAAACGGCGCTGGCTCTTAACATCGCCGAGAACGCAGCTAAAATACATACACCGGTTGCCTTTTTTTCGCTTGAGATGTCCCTGCATCAACTCAACTGCCGCATTATTGCACGTGGGGCCAGACTTAACTCAAAGCAACTCCGTAATGGACGGGTTCAAAAAGACGATTGGGTACGGATAAATAACAGCGTTGCTAAACTGTATAGTCTGCCGCTATATATCGACGACACTCCAGCACAGCATTACATGGAGATCCGGCGCCGTACGAGGAAATTGAAGCGTGAGCGCGGTATCGGGATGGTAATTATCGACTATCTCCAGCTTGCGCGTGGCGACAATCCGCAGTTTAGAGAGCGTGAGGTATCCAGCATATCACAAGGACTGAAAGCCATGGCAAAAGAGATGGACATCCCCGTGATTGCGCTGTCACAACTCAACCGAAAGCTGGACGACCTGGCGGAAAAGCGGCCGAGCATATCTCATTTGAGGGAGTCTGGTAGTTTAGAGCAGGATTCGGATATTGTGGTTTTTATTCACCGCGATGATTATTACGACCGCAAAGATGATAACCCTCGGAAAGGTGTTGCTGAAATTATTTTTGCTAAACACCGCAATGGACCTACGGGATGGTGCCCGTTGGCATGGATTCCGGAACAGAGTGCATTTGAAATATTCCAAGGAGAATATAAGCCGAAATGATTGGCCACGGCGTTGCGGCTCCTTCACACGGTGACCGGCGCATCGTGAAACCCCAGTCCTACCTGGTCCGCATCGCCAATCATCGACCGCCAGGTGGGGCAACGCCGGAACAAAAACTATGTTAATATCCAATATTACAAACAAACTACCTCATAGATCAGAACATGAGGAACAGGTTACACTGTTTGAATGGGCCGCGATACAATCCTACGCACAGCCTGAGCTTGCTCTCATGCGTGCTATCCCGAATGGTGGGCATCGTGACATCCGTGTTGCCAGAAAACTCAAGGATGAAGGCGTAAAGGCTGGTACGTTTGATATCCTTTTACCGGTTGCACGTATTGGCTATCATGGATTGTGGATTGAGATGAAGGTCGGCAAGAACACACTCACGAAGGAACAGAGACAGTTCATGGTTGATATGGAGACGCAGGGCTATCGTTGCTCGGTTTGCTATAGTTGGGAGGCTGCGGCTGACGAACTGCTGCTGTATCTGGCTGGGGATCGGCGGTGATGGTAAATCCGTCACAGCTCCCGTCGCTGTCCAGATTGCCAAAAAGGGATTCTACGGTTCCGAAGATATGAGTTATCTCAAGCAGTTT